TTCATTGCGGACCTCCTTCGATTGCGTGATCTTATCGTAGCTAAAGACTTTGACTTCGCGCTCGACGGTTCCCCACCGCTCGAACTCACGACGCCAGTTAATCTTGGCGATAGCGGGGCATATCACGACGACCTTTGTCAGGCCGAGTGTATCACAGGCTGCGATAACTTGAAGTGTTTTGCCAAGGCCCTGCTCATCGGCAAGGAATGCGGCCGGGTTCTTACAGAGAAAGTCTGCGCCGACTTTTTGGTAATCGAATAGGTGGTTCATGTTGTTCCCTCTCAGCGGCGTAGCAAGCAAGAAGCGCAGCTTCGGCCCGGCCGTCGTCCTTTTTCCGTGCGAAGAGATGGGCGTAATCCGGGAACAACTCTTGTGCCCGCTGACGACTGCCGTCCTTTCCTCCGAACGTACGCATAGACTTAATCCAAGTCGCAGGCGGTATCAACTCAAAAGATACAGACAGGCCAGCAAGGACACCTTCGACGATACCCGCTGCCCTGCCGAAGCTAAACATAGACGACACACCTTGGCCCGGCATGGCATGGACTTTCTCAATGAGAGCGGAAGTATCTGTGGTAACGTGACCGCGCAAAGCATCGGCCAGCATGTGTGCGTCAACCTGATTGACGACACGCGGTCCGCGCTTGACCTTTAAGGTAGGCATGTCGATGACGACAAGTTCTCGGCTATCCTTATCCAGAATAGCAACGGCCCCAAACGCGCCGGGATCAATGCCCATGAACTTCATGGGCAATGTGTATAATATCAGAAGCTAGTTCGCAAGTGACTGCGTGGCCCCAAAGACTTACGATGGCGAAGCCCGTCGGGTTTGTGGCGACGCTTGGACTTTGGCTGCGGCCGCCACGACATGTCTTTAACGCTAGTCTTCTTGGCCATTACCCACCTTCGCTCATCTGAGTACCCGCCATCGCACCGCCAGTAGCCGCAGCACCCGCAACGAACTGATTGATTAGTTCAGACTTCTTGCCACCGGACGCTTGGCTAATCCGCAGAAGCAAATCGCGTGCGGATTTGCTTTCGTAGAACTGCTTCGCAGCACCGAATGCGGCTGATGTCGCTAAGCCTACCCCAGCCGATACCCCTGCGCCTTGGCCTAACATCGAACCAAGTACTGTACCTAAACCGCCAAAACCGCTCATTGTGGCAAGCGGCACAAGCTGTTCACCCGTGCGTGGTAGGAACTGGGCAGATTGAGCGCGGTTGGTAGCACGCAGAACTTCGGCTAAGCCCTTGACGCGGCGCATATCGGAAGCACCGAAGAACTGCGAGAAGTTGTCGGATAGGCCCATGACTTCACGCGCAAACTTATTCGGGTCTACGTCGCCGGTTTCCTTATTCATTGCGCGCTTTGCAACGTCTTGAATAAGCAAAAGGCGGGCGCTTTCGCGGCCATCTTTATTGAGGCTTGTAAACAGCGTGCGAACATCCGCAGGCTTGCTGCTAGTTAGCATCTTCGTGACGAGAGTTGGATCAAATTCGCCTTTGTTCAGCACGTTCTTCAACCCGCCAACACGCAGCTCATCCGCAGTACGGGCCAATTTTGTGTTTGCTACCTTCCAGAGATCAAAATCCTTGGCCGTGCCATTCGCCTTGATATAGTCCCCCATATCTTCGTTGAGCGCAGTGTAGACTTTCTGAAATGCCTTTTCAGACTTACTTGAAATTGAGGCAAGGTTCGGATCGGCCTTGAGTTCAAACAACGTCTTGCGATTGGCTTCAATCTTAGAAAGATCACCGGGCGTAGTAAGGCTGTTGCGAATATCTTCAAGCTGTCGGGCCAATGGACCAAGCTGCTGCGGAAGGTTTTCCGCACGCAAATCACTCAGCAGGCCATCAATAGCAGCAGTAGATTTTGTCGCGGGTACGTTCCCACCGGGTAGCGATCCACGGCCTGCAAACTGCTGGATTACGTTCTGCTTCATGTCCGTATAGCGGCTAATCGTATCCGCGCGGGTCTGGTTCAAATTGCTTACAACTTCAGAAGCAAGGTTGCTGTCTACGCTAACGCCGTAGTCCGCCAAAAGATTTTCAACGGCGTTTTGCCGAGCGACTTGCTGCTCACGGCGCATTCCAGCCGTACCAAGCGGCATAACTTCACCAGCCGACTGCGTAAACTGCGCTACGCGGGTCGTCGGCGGCATAACGTCGCTAGTCATAACGGGAATGTCGGCTTGACGGCCAGCGGCGATGATCTGTTCTGGAGAGATTTGCTGACCTGAAAAACGACCGGCGGATGGGACGTTTGTGCGAGGAGCGCCAGTGAATGTACCCGAGCCACCCGGCAAAAAGCGATTGGCCAATGCACCACCCGCCAACGCGCCAAGACCGCCGATAGCTGCGCCCTGAAGACGATTTCCTTGGCCAGCTTCTCCGCTACCGTACAGCGCACCGTATAGGGTTTCGCCTATAAGCGGCGCGGCTCCGGCAAGTCGAGTGCCCGCAAGGATGCCTTGCGCACCACGAACGGCGGGAATTGCGGCCATAGCACCGCCGGTCAGTTCGCCAACAAATGAAGAAACTGGAGCAGTTTCCCGCAGATAATCTTTGGTTTCTGGGGCCATGCCGTAGCCTGCGGTGAGAGCGTTGGCCGCTCCGCCGAAGTAACCAGCAGCCATCTGGCCGGGTTCGGTCTTCAACAATTCGCCGATTAAACCCTGCGCCGCGCCCGTTTCGCCAGTCGGCGTTGCAATAAACTGCATCGGTCCGCGCTGTTCAGCGGACTTACGAACAAGGTCAAGATAGGACGGGTCGATCTGACGGCCATAACGCTGCCCAATAGCAGCCACTTCTTGAATGATTTGTTCTGGAGTTTTTCCGGCGCTGATACCTGCGTTATATGCCGCTTGCATTTCGCTTTGTGCAGCGCGGTCTTCAGCGGTAAGTTGAGCAGCACCAGTTGTAGCTGGGACAAGCTGACCGGGCTTAGCACCGGCTTCCGAAATAACTGCTTTCGCTGGAGCAAGCGACGGCGCAAGAGTGATACCCTGCTTGTCTGGATCGCCACCTGCATCCGCTACAAGACCACGGTAAGTGTCGGCGAATGTGTTATAGGACTGCGCCCGCGAACCGTAAATGCTCAGTGCAGTATTCTGCATATCCATCCGCTGTGCGGGCGATAAACGCTCACCACTAGCAAGACGGTTGTAGGCGTTACGAATTTGTTCAGGAACGCCAGCGGCGTTCTGTGCGCTGGCTTGTTCGCCTTCGCGAACAACTGAGCCGGGATCAAGCGCTTTCATATAGGAGAAAATCAGGCCAATATCGCCCATCGCCGTACCTTCGCCCTGTGCGAGTGTAACAATCTGGCGTGTAGCGTTAGCTATATTTTTAAAGTCCTTAACTTGGGGGTCGCCTAAAAACTCTTTACGATAATCCCCAATAAGACCACGTTCGGAAGCCGCAATATCGCGCCGTTCAGTACGCGCTTCACGGGCAGCCTTGTCGCGCTGGCGTTGCTCTTCCGAGGCCTGCCGCTGTGTTGCTTCAGCCGCGCCGGGGCCAGCAACAAAAGTGCCACCGCCGGAAGGCGCTGAAGGGACAAATTGAGCAAAATAATTAGGTTCAGCCATGTTATTTCCCGATTACAACGTGCCAATGCGGCCCAGTGGCGTATTTAGATGGATTATTAACTTCGTCCCTAGCTTCTACAATATTGTATCCCGCTTGGCGAATGGAATTGACGTATTGATTGAACGATACGCCGGGAATCGGTGCTATGTCAACTGCGCCACGGCTAGTAGCATGATACGAACGCGGATTAGCTTTTGACAGTGGATGGCTTGGGCCGCGATAACCGGAAGTGATACGGGCGTTGGGGAAGAGTTCTTTGACTACAGACTTACCGTCCGCGAAAACCACCGGTAGTGTTGCCACTACCGCCTCCCAGATACTGCGCGGCTGTACCTTTGCCAAACATGCTCTCAAACTCTGCCACAGTTCCCTTACCGGCACGAAGCGCATCAACAGCCGCCTGTGGGATAGTTTGTGCTGCGCCGCGCGCCGCGCCACCGCCAGACATAAGATCAGATGCCTGTATGTACGTTGTCCCAGACGGGCCGGTTACTGTGATAACACCCTGCTCTGCTGCGACATTGCGGAGAATTCTCTGGGCTTCTGGCGATTCTAGGGGGATACCGGCTGCTTGGATTTTCTTTTCGGCGTCGGTCAGTTCGCGGCCTTGTTGGCGTGCAACCATAAACTGTCGCCGACCTGTTTCGTCGAGAATGGCGAACATATTGCGCTCACTAGGGGTTAGCGTCTTAATAAAGTCTTCTTCCTCCAGCGTCTTTTTCTGCAACTGCGCAATCTGAAATTGTGCGTTCAGCTTCTGCATCTGCTGATTGCGCACGTTCTGAAGAACAGCAGCCGGATCAGAAGCACCACGGCTACCTGCGGCCTGAAGTACTTGGCCCAGCGCAGATATTTTTTCGCCAGTCGATAGCGGGCCGATACCACCGCGTATAAGAGCCTGCATATCCGCAATGTACTTTGCTGTTGGCGAAAGCGTAGGTTGTGCTGTAGCGGAAACAGGTAGTATCGCAGTAGGCATAGCGCTCGGAGCGGTCAAACGTGCGATGTCGCTAGCGGCAGGGTTAACGCCCTGAATGCCCGGAATGCCTATCAAATCTCGCAGAGCCATCTACTTAAGCCTTCTTAGCAAATAGATCAAGAATACCGCCGATTGCCGAAGCAGCCGTACCGACTTGGCCGAGCGTTGACTGGCCGGGTGCGGTTGTCGTTTGCGTGACTGGGGACGGAAGACCTTGCGATCCCATGAGCAACGTCTGAAGCTGCTGTTGTGGGAAGCCGCGCTGAGCAAGGAAGTCCTGATACGCGACATCAAGGTTCTGCTGAGCCATACCGCGCTGTGCTTGGCCCGCGCCTTGAAGCATCGCAGCATAAGCTTGCTGATTGCCAAGAGCCTGTTGGCCAAAACCAGACAAGGCTTGTGCACCCGCAAGCTGCTGGCCCGGCAGATTTTGTGCAAGCCCAGCGGCTTGCGTGTATCCTTGGTTGTACAGGTTCGCCAGCGTCTGCGCTGTATTCAAGTCCTCTTCGCCCGCAAGCTGCGCTTCATATACGCCACGACGTTCGTTGCCGAATGCCCGCGAAGATGCAAGCTGAGCCTTGGTAGCAGCGTCACGTTCGGCGCGGTTCTGTGCAAGGCGGGCCATCGTGGCGTCGATGACGTTGGTCTGGAACGGCGACATGAAGCCGGAGACATCTTGCTGAAACTGCTGCGGAGTATATCCGGCTGCTCGCTGAGCAACTTGGGTGGCTTGCTGAAGTTGCGGCGCACCAACTTGCTGGGTAGCTGCCCCGATTGCGGTCTGGAATGCCTGCTCTTCAGCAGGGCGAAAGCCAGCAACGCGAGGCCCTTGATATGCCTGATAGGGAATAGCCGCGACTTGCTGTGCGGCCCCATAGTTACGTGCCAGAATATCCTGAATGAAAGGATTGAGTGCCTGTGCAGTAGTTGTAGTTGTCGCCATTATAATCCCCGTGCGGTTTGGCCGCCTAATCCTTCGTTATTAACACAAAACAAAATAGATTGACAGCCCATTACGCGTGCCGCGCTCTGACTTGTTCAGAATGTGAAACGTAAATCTCGACGTGATGGCCGTCCTCATCTACCAAAATCAATCTAGCTGGCGGATGAATAAACACATCTTCGCCTATTGTATACTTCATATTCATCGCCTGCTCAATTAGGCGGTTACGCTGCGCCTCATATAGCGGGTCGTATTGCGCGGGAGGTGGCGGTAGTTTCAGCTTCATCGACGCCCACCCGGTATTGCATTAAGGCGCTGCGTTCCAATCCGCCAATCAGAATTGTTGACGGCTGTCACTTTCATCTGAATTTGTCGGCCATTGAAGCGGACAGATGTAGGGTTCGTTAAGCTATACGGGCCAAAGGTTTGCTCAACGCCATTCGGATAGTAGCGGGAAGAGAAGGTCGCAGTCACTTCGCCTTGGTTGCGTTCGTCTGGGATCATCTCGTTAATGTACAAGATATTGTCACCCTGCCCAATCTGCACTGGCCCTGTCTCGGCGTATACGCTTTCTGTTCCGTGGTTCATACCGATTTCATGATCGTAGATATAGCCGTCGTCCGTTACCATCAATGGGTTGGCGAACACGCCACGGTCAATACCAGCAGAACGACCCAATGAGCCAATCGACCAGTTGTTCTGGGCATAGTTCCAGATTACATAGCGATTGTTCTCTTGGCTTGCAGCCGATGGATAGAAGAACCATACTTCATCGAACTGTGAGTTGTTAACGGCGTAAGCCTTGCTGATCTGCGCTTGGTTAATGTCGGAGAATACATAGTCCGACACTTCACAAGGAACCGCCTTAACGTAACCGTCGTACATGTAGAAGCCACGCGAACCCATCCAGACCGCGAAGTTATCCTGAACGGCAATAGCATTCGGCCCGGCAAGACCGCAAGCGCGACCCGCAAACTCAGACGTATATACAAATGGCTGGCCGACGTAGGAGACGACGTGCGCATCAATGTCCGTAAGAACGAGAACTTGGCCACGAACGCGTTTGGCTGTGATAATTTTGCCACCCGTCTGCAACTCAAGACTGCCAGCAAGGTTCGTGGATGCTGGCGTCCATACTGTATTATTTTCAAGATCGGACCATGCAATTTTACGTGGATTGCCGGACGCACCAAGAGCAAACATCGAACGTTCGTTCGTTACTAGAACGCCGGTATTAGATGTTGGTGCGTTTGTTACCACAACAGCGGGTGTCGGCGTTGCGGTGTCCAACTGCCACTCATAAATCTTACCGTCAAAGTTTGAACAGCCGACAAGATATTCGCCCCATGTGTCCAGCGTCCATGTGGTAGCCGGAGTAACAACGCCAACGTCAGGGCGAGGTGTACCGTAGTATCCGGCGCTGTAAAGACCAACGCCATAGCCGCCACCAACAGACGCATTTGGATTGCCCGGCGTAAACCCGGCGGGAGTAATGTCCACAATCACAGACGATTGCGTGATAGCGTACAGCTTTGAGTGCGTCCCGACGGAGATGTAGCGGGTGCTGTTGTTCGAGCGCCACGCAATCATACCACGGGCTTTGCCGCTAAGAGCGGATGTGGTTCGTTGTTGCCAGCCACCGACGGGACGCATCATCCCTTCAACCCAGCGCACAAGGTTCACGTCATACCACCGGCCAGAACTATCAAGTTCTGTTCCGTTGCGGTAAACACCCGGCGGGATACTGATTGGAATAAGCGCCATTTAATTACCTGTGCGTAAGACTAAAGTTCTTATATCACTTATTTGGGATTTTTACAGCCTCTTCCCATGCTTCTACTGTTCGGCGGTGACGCAATGCGCAGTCCCCATATTTGGCAATAATCTCAACTTCCCAGATAGCCCGCTCTGGATCAATAAGCGTAGCAGGCGGCGTGGGAAGCAGTGGACAATTACTTGCTAAGTTCGCTGGCGGCTGCGGCATTGGCGCGATTGACGCTGCCTTCGAGCAGCCCGATAAGACGAGGGTCAGGAGCGCAATTAGCAGGGACAGCAGGCAAAGTCTTATATATCTCGCGGATTGTTTGCTTTTCTCCGGCGACCACCACATCGGCTTTATCCCGTTCGGCTTGGTAAAGCGTAGAAACCTCATTTATTTGTCCTTGCATTTGCTGGCGTTGCTTCTCGGCTTTTTCCAGAACCGCAGAATACGCGGCATCGCACTGCCAGTCTTTGATCTTCCATCCGGCGGTGAGGCCAATAGCAAGAGCGCCTGCCGCCACATAACCCATGAATGGATTAATCCGCACCATTTATTTTTCCCCATTCCCTCACCGCAAATATAGTAGCACAAGACGTGATTGTCGCCGCCAAATCCATAAGCGATATGGGCTGGCTGTTTAGTATGGGCAACAGTACCGCGTTGACAATCACACCGCAAGCAATACCGATACAGGTGACTGGTCGCCACCAAACACGGACACGTTCAAGCAGGGCGGCTTCTAGTTCTTTAATCGTCATTTCGGGTCTGGATATTTAGCATGAGGAAGTTCCCAATGCGGGCCATCCTTAAACGATTTCCAGTCACCACCCCACGTGACCGGCACGTTCTCTAGGTGCGCTGCTTTCTTCATGGCCTCTTCAATCTTATCAAAGAGCGGCCAATCCCAACGAATGCTTCCAGCTACATACGGCGCGATGTCTACCGCGAAACCGTGAATGTGGCGTGAGCGCATTGTCTTAGTCGCACCCTTGGCAAACAGTTCCTTTTGGCGGGAGATGGAACGCGTCCCCTCAATAACCGTAAAGTCGATATTGGATATGCCAATCGCACGCTTAACGACGCGCACCAAATCCGGGTGCACGCCGCGAAGGTTTAGCAAGGAACGTGGGCCTAGTTTAAAAGCCATTACCGATCTGCCTTATTGTCCAACTTGTCTTCAATCCGGCGGAGGTGCATCATGACTTCATCGAACTTTTTGTCGATGCTGTTGAACTTCTCGTCACCAAACTCAAGTTTCGTTTCGAGAATTGCGAGACGATTGCTCAACTGCGTCCACACACCAATGATGGCGAATATGCCAGCGACAACAGTGAGAAGCGTATCAATGCCGAATGACATATCCATCGTGCGTTTCCTTTAGCCCCAAGGAAGAGGTGGATTTACAACTGGGGGGTTCTTGGCGTTCTCAATCTGAGTTGCAAGGTTCGCCTCAACTGCGGCAACAGCTTCTTCGCCCATTGCAGATTGAACCCATCCGATTACCTGCGCTTCAGTCAGGCTGGCGAATGGTGTAAAGGTCGCTTCTGGATCAAGCGTCAGGGCTTGTGAGCCGTAGCTGTAGCCTGAGAACTCGCCGTCCTGTGCGGCAACCGACCAATGTACGGTAAACACAATGTCCGCGTTACCTTCATACTCTGGGTAGCAGTCAAGCTGCGATACT